CTGTTTCAGGCGTTTGCCCTTGAGTGTAAATATTAGCCAGGAAGGTTGCTCTCTCCTCCTCACTCATAAAAAGATAATCAACAAATTGCTCACTCGCCCCAAGTTGCTTTAATAAATTCTCGCTCTCAGAAGTCCTACCAGCTTCCATCAAGTCAGCCATAAATCCTTCTGGGTCTCTCTCTAAGTAAGATGTAATAGCAACAAGCTCCGCTTCCTCAGTCCTGTCTTTAGTTACCCCATATACAGTTTCAGGATGCTCACCAACCACATCTTCCATCTCCTCATACCCATACTGTTTACCCTCAGGGGAGATATATTTCCAATCTTCGGTTATCTCCCACTTCTCAGGAGTAATCATGCTGAAGGAATATCCCCTTTCGCTGGTATCGGGAGTTAATTTCAGCATCCAGCCCTGGCGGACAGGAATCCCCATCCCTCTGGCTTCTTCCCAGTCGAATATCTGAGGGGTGTTCAATACGGATACTTCGGGCTTCGCTACCTTCCGCTGTTCTAGTCCAGCATGAAGCTCTTTTAATAGCTTCTCCATATCCTCGGGTTCCGTGGAATATTTCCGTAATAATTCGGTCAGGTTATCGCTCATTTAACTTAGGCTTCTTCCCTAATAACTTCTGAAAGGCAGACTTGCCTCTTTGCTTAATATCTCCACCAGACATAGCCTGACCCTCTGGTTTCAGGGCATCTTCAACTAGCTTGTCTAAATCTTTTCTAGTAAACTTCATTCAATCTTCTCCTCTGCTGGCTCTTTGAACGGCTCTGTAAGCTCAGGGCTTGCTTCACTCTTGGCAGAATCGCCACCCATCGGCAGTAAGTTCTTCTTCTCAGGTGCCTCTTGTGGTAGTTGCTCAGGTAGCATCTGCCTCTGCTTTAACACCATAACTAATCTCTCAGCTACTAACCGCGCTTCAAGAGACTTGTCCTCGTCTATCAAACTCCCCGCTAATCTATACAGAGCAATAGCAGGATCAAGCTTCTCTGCCAGTTCTCCCCTGATTTTAGTCTCCTCACCGTCAGGGTCTTCGAGCTTTATAAGATCCCTTCTCTTGGTATCTTCAGAGATGAGGTTCCCCGCTGCGTTGGCTACGGAGTAATTAGCTAACTTCTCCATCGGTGAGGTAGAGAAGTATTTATATTTAATCGTGTATTCTCCGTTCAGTTCCTTCGGGCTGTATGTGCGCCTGTGCCCTTCCTCCCCTAACTCAGCCTTTAAGCCCCACTCCCGATACTGTCTGATAATCATCCTGGAGAGTTGCTCATAGAACATCGCCAACCCTTGTAAACGAGGCAATACAAGGTCGTCTTTCTGAGATAAATCCCTGATAGCCTGTCCTGACAATGGGAATGTCAGGTTCCCCAGATCGGTTGCAGCCATAGTAGCCCTTTGTAGTCTCCCCTCAAACATAGCGTAGAACAACCTCGTAGCAGCATGAATATCCGCTATAGGGAAAGGCTTATAGCCCATGCCTTTATCAACAGGTACGATAGTCCCTTCTCCGTAAGGTGCTTTCTCTGGCTTCTTTGCCTTTATCCCTTCCTCGCTCTCATACTGATAGTCTGGCTTGATAGCCTTTACATTGAGCGTCTGTAAGACCGTTGCAGTCGTGTTCATCTGAGGAAATACATCCCTGCTTAATTCGAATATACTCTCCCCTTCGTGGCTCATATTGTCGCTGTCCTCTAGCATATACCCCGCCGGTATCATCTGCCATACAAAGGGAATGAATTTATAAGGATTCGGCTGCTCTCTTACCTCTTCGCCAATGAATACCGTATTAACATCGTTCTCCCATGCATCCCATACTGTCTCTTTATCGCTGGCTATCTCGATGCCGTACTCTTCCTCTATCCTTGCCTTGCTCCGAGTCGTCTTATAGGCTACCCACTTGAACCCGTCAACACCTAATTCATAGATGAAATACCTGGCATCAAGAGGAAGGATGTCAAAGACAATCTCTTTACCTACCTTCCTCACCAAACACCTACCAACCAGATGACCTCTAGCACACGCCTTCTCAACCTGATAGGGAAACATCCCCGTTATCCCTCTTTTAGCTAATCGGTTGTCAGCCTCTAAATAAGCATCCTCAAGAAACTCCTCAATAAGAGTGGTCTCTTTGTCCTTCAAGGTCTCACCCTCTACCACGATTTGCTGATTGGCTGCACTTATCACAGAGATAGTCTTCCTGGCAAACATCTTGGCATCCGGTAAGGTGACATTGCGAACCTTCGGCATCTCTTGACCATCAGCGTTCAATAGCGTGAAAGTCTTGCCAAAACATAAGTCCTTGTCGCCATCCATCCGAGAGTGCAAAGCACTAAACTCAGATTCTTTTTCTTCTATTGTCTTTTTGTCCATAGATTCTCCTAATAATTCCAGACTTGACCCTCTTCGCCCTTCTCTACAGTCTCAGGAGTGAAGTCGCTTAATATATATCTGGCACAAGCACAAAGATGGTATTTCTTCTCGTCTTTTATCACATTTGTAGCCACCCCTTGCTCGTCTAACTTCCACATACAGTTCATCAACTCTTCGTGGTAATGGACTAAGTTCTTGAATACATAGAGTTTATTCAACTCCATCAATGCCTTAACCCTGTCTAGCTGAGCATTGACACTGTTTATCTTTGGCTCCTGGATAGGCCAGCCATGCGCTGTGTATCCAGTACGTATCTCCTCTTCTTGATGGCTTCCCCCAACCCTTCGAATGATGTTAACTCCCTCTGTTATCTGCTTAAACTCCGCTACATTCTGTGCCGTTGACCTACCACCCGTTGGAAGATACTCATAATAAGCATAAAAAAAGCCAGTAGCGGGGTCTTGAGCGATAAACAAGGCTGCAGGGTTAGCAGAGCCAAAATCGTGCCCTGAGTAGCGTAACCACTCTTTAGGTATAGGGAAGGGGTCTATCCAGCAAGTGTCCTCATTGAATACACCATACACCAGCCAGGATGCTTGTAGTTCATCATCCTCAGCCATGATTTCCTTGAAGTACGCCTCCCTGGACATATCCCCTGTAATCTCCTGTAGCGCCTCTTCGGAGATATAAGGGTTATCATGTGAGGTAAAGTGAAACGCCTCCCACCTACCAGTTTCGTCTTCCTTCGCAGCCTTGAACATCTTGGCAGCATGACGAGGGTCCCGAGCTCTTGATATCCCACTGCTTGCCAGAGAAGGGGGAGTGTAGATAAACACAGCATCCCCGTTGTTATCGAGTAGCATAGGCGCTCCAACCTCATCCCACGCATCCTCAGCCATAAGTTGCCACTCGTCAAATATCAGGTAGTCGGCATAATCACCCCTCAGGGTGTTAGCGTTCCATGCTGTCTTTGCCTTAATCCTATTCTCGGTCCCAGGTAGTTCTATGAAATGCTCAGACTCATTCTTCTTATAAACGCCGGCATCCACCAGTTCACTTAAAGCACTACAAATCTCATACCAGAACCGACCTACCTGCTCATTAGTAGGGGCAGCGTATAATACCCTCCTACCATCCAGGAATCTCTCCACTGCCTTAATAGAGATACCAACAGTCTTGCCTGACCTTCGCCCTGCCCTTATTACCTTTCGAGGTGCAGGACTTTGAAGAAACTCTATTTGTTTGTCATGTGGCTTCCGCAAGTGAACGATATACTCTTGTTCCGTTGCTACCGTCATACATCACCTTGATATTAACTATCCTGTTGTTAATGTTAGTTACATTCCCAGCTTCATATATCCCTTCCATTTTGTTGAGCTCGGCTATAGCCTGAATAGGGTTATGCAAGCCCACCCGTATAAAAACAGCATCATCCGCCCCATCTTTACCGACTATAGTTTTACTGGTAGCTGAAGCAAGAGCCCGTGAGTTCATTGCCTCAGGCTCGATATTAAACCAAGCTCCATCAGCACCTACTTCGACAAAATCAGCAAGCCGCCCCCTGGCTATCTCCGCAAGTATCTGTTTGCGTTCAAGAACACTGGTAATAGAGGCATCCTCAACTCTTTCCCGAAGCTCTTGAATACGAGACTGAATGTCAGGCTTTGTTAGGTTTTCCGAACCTATAGACCTTGCTACCTTGCGACTGTAACCAGCAACAAGGGCAGCCTCAGTAGCATTACCTAATTCAAAATACTTTATGCAAAATGTTTCCTGCTTTTGAGTTAATCTATTCTTCTCCATAGTTTTCATACCTTGATTACTTCCCTCTTAATTCGCCTACTCCATAACCAGTGAAAGGTACTATGCTCCCATACCTTGCCACTCTTTGGATAACCCTCATAGGTTCTGAATGAGTATCTTTTCTGGAATAATCGTTTAATATATTGAAATAGCTTTTTCATAGTTGCTCCTACAGATTATTGAGAAAAGTGACACTAGCTTAATGAGATACTTTGTATCAATCACCATTAACAATAAGACATTGATGTAGCCGGCCGATTTATGACTGACCTGTTGCTAATATGCAAATTTCTTTTTAACCGCGTGCCTAGGGGGACTTGACAAATAAAACAGCATAATGTTACAGTATAGGTATGAAAAGAGTTAAAATACCACAAACGCTCACGTGTCTGAGGTGTGGTCACAAGTGGACGCCCAGGAAAAGAGAAGTCCTGCGTTGTCCTGGCTGTGGCTCACCTTACTGGAATAAACAAAAGGAGGTAAGAGAATGACAA